GTTGTTAACTGTCGAATATTAAAAATCAAACACCAGCGTTGCGGTACAACCCACGCCAGTCGATTGCTTTAACGCCGAAGGTCTGACGCACTTTGTAGAAGTAGCAGTCTCGTTTCATATCAAACTCGCTTTCGAGGACAGGTGCCTCTTCGCCTTGCAAGAAAGCGATCTCGACAGTGTCGATTAAGCTGTTGCTTGCTGCGAGGTACCATTGACTTGCACTGCTTGATTCCAGCTGTGCCTCGATAATTGGAGTCAACACATTCTGATGAATGTTGAGAGTGTTGGCGTTCCCAGCACTCGAACCACCTGCGACTGGATCACTGAATGAGCCTAGAAGCTGCAGGACAGTTCCACGCAAAGAAGGTGGAGCAATAATGAAGGCAGGCTCGACGTTAATGATGGTTTTTCCATCTACGCCAGTCTGAGTCATCATTGATTTGTAAGCAGCATTTAGGGTAGCGACACTCGGTGCTGCACCCGAACCGGAGCCGACATTGTTGCTGTGAGAGGCACTGAACAGTGCATTACCATCAGCCATGTTAGCGTTCTGTGTCAGAACTTCGTAAACCTTTTCGTTCTGAGTGCGACGAGCTGCTACACCCATCATCGCAGGAGTACGAGCCAAAGCATCGAGATCATCATTCACGATGGTTTCCCAACTGACGGTCGAAACCTTACCGTACTTCTCGACTGAGTAACTTTCTTTCTCATCACTCATTCTGCTTTCGCTGTAGACGTCATTCTCAGGGACGACTGACAGCGATGCTGCTTCTGAGTAGCGAATGCGGTTGATGTTTTTGAAGTCCGCAACACTTCCGGCTTGCCTTGCCCAAAGATTCCAAGTGTAAGGAGCCTCTTCATAAGCAGCCAACAAAGTTTTGTTGCTTGCATCGATCAGCAAGTTTGAGAAAGAACCAGTAGTGTGATAAGCCTCACCGTCACGCTTGATGCCGAGTCGATACATTGCACTTGTGTTGCCCATCGCAACAGCAGCAACATCTCGCTTGCTCATTCGGTCGGTGTCGATCCCACCTGACCGCAAAATGATCTCAGCCATTTTGATCAGTTCTACATTCTGCAGATCGTCGCCAGCGTGTTCCTCGACACCTTGCCTCCGAATTCCAGCACTGGAAAACGATCTCTTGATAAGTCCTGCTCGGACTGCGTCCTGAGCCTTGTCGATTGCGGATCGAGTAACGTGTACCGTCGACCCCGCAGGTTGGTTTTGCTTTTCCATCTCTTCTTGTACCTTTCGTCTTACTTCTTCGAGCGGAGTACCTTCGTCACACCATTGGTCGGCTACGCTGCCGTCAATGTTCGCAGAACGAGCTAAAGTGCGAATCAACCTCACACGATCTCGCTCGTCGTTAATTGCACGTTCAAAGCTCTCTGATTCTCCACCAGCCATAACTGGCTCGGCATCGGCAGGAACTTCGTCTTGAAACTCAACAGTCTCTTCTGTGACTGGCTCTGCAACCTCAGCCTCTGCAGTCTCGGTCACCTCGGCAACCTCTGGAGTCTCTTCTTTCAGATGCGATGCTAGCCACTGCTCAATCGCATCTGGCTCTGTAATGTCCTCTGGCATTCCCATGTCGATCAATTGGTCACGTGATACTGCCATCTCATCCCTTTCCCATTCGTTGGAATCATAAGATCTTAAAACTGCACTTCTGACCGTACTCGCTGCATCTGCGCCAGTTGCAACTAAAGAAGCATCGGTCGGAGTCCACCTTGTAACGATTTCTGCTGGTCCTGAAACATCAACACCACGCACGACATAACTGTCGCCAGCAGCGACAGTCCTGACTTGGTTCACTGAAGCAGTAATACTAAAGTCAGTGAGATGTCCGTCACGAACCTTTTGATATGCTTCTTGTGATGCTTCATCTTTAGCGAACACCGCGCGTCCCACTAGCTCTCCATTTACTACGGAGAGATCACGCACGCTGCCTAACACGTTTCTAACTGTAGATGGATTGTGGCTATCGACGATAGGCAACTGCCTTCTCGTCGAACGAAACTCCACACCATTCATGTCTAAGATTTCCGAAACAACTTGACCGGATGACCAGTCCATTCGCTGAACAGGATTGTCTGTCGCAACGACGACCTCGACTCCTTCATCAGTGAATGTGCTGTCTCGAACCTCAACAATACGCATAACGACCTTGTTGCGGTCAGCATAAGTGTTTTTAAGTTTGCTCATTGATCTTTTCGCTTTCTTGTCTGCCGCTTCCATTTGTCTAACTAGTTTGTTAGCGAAAGCACGTCCGCTGTCGCTTCCCCAAAGCAACCACGCGACCTTGCCTGCGCTTGGATATCCTTCCTCGCCAGCTCTAAATCCTTTCGCTTTCTTGTCTACTTCGTGTCGCGCAAAATAGCTCTTCATCCGCTTTGCTGTGGATGGACTGACGTTTTTGCCGTTTGACAGATCTCTAGCTCTCGCCACTCCAACAGCAGTCCCACCTCTGCCGTACTCTTCCCGCATTCTGAGACCAGTGGCTGCAGCACGCTGCACGCCCTTGGGTGGCTTAAAATTGATGTGATCGTACTTAGCCATTTTGGAATGCACTCTCCACTTCGGATACGTTTTCGCTCGCACTTGAGACCGACTTGCTTTCGACCTGTGTGGTCGACTCCGTCTTGCTCGTGCTTTCGGACTTGCTTTCGGACTCGCTGACCGAACGTAGGTTTACGCCTGTCTGAACCAAACCAAGCTGCTCCATCAACTCCATTTCTTTCTGGCGTTGCATTAACACTTTTCGCCAGTTGTAACCCTTCTTTCCAAGCTCATCACGAACTGTGCTGAGGTTGTTATAGATGGCACTTGCTGAGGCACTCCCTTCGGCTTGAGGGTCGACCCACTCCCAACCAGTAGCCAAGTGCTGCGATTGAACTAACTTTGGATTTTCGAGCAACTCGACCATCGATGGAAAAGAAGGATGGTTTATCAGAGAGGCTTTTTCACAGAAGCGATGCCATACAGGATCACAAAGCTGGTGTTCAAGATACATCTGCCAGCACCTGAATCTACGACGATCCTCTAGCTGACTCGCTCTGTTACTACTCCAAGATGTGTAACTGTAGTCGCGTGCAACAGTCTCAAAGCTCAATCCTGTTCCAACCGCTATCCCACGCAGGATTAGATTGATCCAAGTCGAAGCATCACCGTTAGGTCTGCCACCGTTGCCAAAAACGATGTCCTCATCCGGCTGCAGATGCATAATTGCGCCGGGTTGTAAGTAGTCATAAGGGTTGTCATTGCTGTCTGAACTTGCCTGATTTTCATCTGGATTAAGCATCGAGATAGGCGACCGGCTTTTGATTGCTGCGGTGTAGCAAGCAGCGATGGCAGAAGCCACCATCTCGTTTTCCAAATAAACACCGAGGTCACGCAGCCAAGAAACGACCGGAGCAAACCACGAGACTCCTCGGGACTGTCCAATGCGATCTTTGCGGAACAAATGCAGAACATTGCTAGCCGGTAGGCGGATGACCTCTCGACGATGGTAATAGTCGCTCGGGTGAGTTTTGTAGACATGGTAAGCGACTGGCTTGCCTAACTGATCGACCTCGACACCCCTAATGATCTCGTTGCCGTTAGGTGCCGCTCGCAAGGTGCTGTGTTCTACTGCTAAACGATCTGCTTCGATTAGTTCAAGTGCAAACGGAATTGGTCTGCGTATGCCCCTGTCAACTTCACCGACACTGACCATGTGAACCAGAACTTCGCCTGCTTCGACCATTTCTCTCTGAACAAGAGATTGCATTGCGTGCCAATCTAGCTGCCCGTTGATGTCACAGACTTTCGTCCATTCCTGCCACAGCTCGTCTCGCTGCTCGTTTATTGCATCTGCCTCTGGCAAGTCAGACATAGTCTGGATTCCACGACCCACTACGCTTGCGACAATGGTATCCACTACACCCCATGCATACGCATTGTCGCGGACGAGCATCCTAGCCCATGCTCGCAACTGATCTGCACCATAAGGACCATCCAGCTCGTGGTTTGCGGATCTGTTCTGTGGTCTTGATTGAGCATTTAGACGGTGCGGCTCCGCACCTTGATAGGATCGCTCGAGCAATCTTCTCGCTTGTTTGCGGTGCAAACCTGCCACAGGGTTCACCGCAGAAACTGCTGCGTCAAAGATTTTTCCGATCATTTAGTTAGCCTCTGCATTTTTGCCACGTGAACCGCTGATCCAGTTTCTCTGTTAGCAAGGAAAGCGATGCGATCTCTTTGCTCTTGCAAATCCTTAAGGTCAAAGCGTGTCACAGTCCTGTTCCCGATGCTGTAGCTTTCATGCTCGCCAGTCAGCAAGTTCATGATCGCAGTGTCGTATGCAGCCAACAGTTGTGAGTACGTTGCCATTTAGAATTCTCCTGTTTTGCACTTTTATAATTGCTGCCACAACTTCTAGCACACCCTTTTTAATACTACGGCAGCGTCTCCACCAACTTAAACGTCCTGCCACAACGTGGGCATTTGCAGTACCTCACGACACATCTGGTTATTCTTTTGGTCGTTATGACACGAAGTTTGACATCTGGACAAGTGTTTGCGTTGTAGCAGTTTGGCGGATCGTACTTGTTCAGCGTCTCCGTCTTGCTCTGTTCACCCAGTTGTTTCTCAGGTTGTTTTTTCTTTGCTCTCGCCTTGCTGCGTTTATTCTTTCCTGAGCTTGATCCTTTGGGACTGCCATCAGCTTTGCTGAGTTTTTGTCCGTCACCATCGACACTCCGTACTTTGCCGCTGCTGCTGCCGCCATCGCTGTGGCGTCCAGCCAGTGGTTGTTCCGGTTGTGAACCATCCAATAACATTTCTCACCTTTTCCGGTTTTGAACTCACTGACATACTCCTCGGCAACAACGTGCTGCGCGAACGAGTAATGCTGCTTTGTTCCTGCTGGGTGATAGATAGAGAGCGAACCTGCTCGCAACATTCCGTTGCTGTCGTAAGTCGGTGACAAAAATCGCTCGTGAATAAACTTTTTCCAGTAATCGCTATTCAGGTGATGGAGCCACACGTTGTCCGCTATCAGATATGTGCTGTGCAGTTCTTTACCCAGCCGTGTCGAATCGCTCGGCTTTGCTGGCTGTCTATACGGACTCATCCCTTTAGTGGATGTGAACTGCCTACCACCAGTGTTTTTAGTGAACTCATAGACTGCTTGTGTGTAAGCACCACTGTCTACAAAAGTCTCATTGACCTGACGCTTAGTGCCTGCAGCGTCTGTGATTTCCAAACTCAAAATGAAATCCCGAAACTCAAGGAGCGACTTATAGATGTTCATCTCTACGCTGCTCTCGTGCTGGCTCATTGAGCTATCAGCGACCTCCTGCACTCCATAGTCTATCACACAACCGGCTGCGTCTTTTGTCCAAGCTGTGATCGTGTAGTGGCAGACGTATTTACCAACGTCGATTCCACAGGTTATACACCTTGTGTTTTCTGGACACTGATACCTGTCAAACGTATTGAGTCGTGATGCGACTAAACCAGATGTGATACCAGATCCTTCAGGACCGACTGTAGCTGGCGGATCGTTATCTTGCTCGGTCGCAACACTCTCCTCCCCGAAGTCGGCAACAGCATTGTAATACGACTGAACCGCTGAGTATTCCATCGGCTCTCCGTCCGATGCCATCCTTTTATCAAAGCTGTTCTTATTCGACATGACAACACCACGATCCATCTCATCTTGGTTTTCAAGATAGAACTTTGTGGCATCTCTAGCATCTGCGTCCTCATCAGACTTGTTCTTTCGAAGCTCGACGTACTTTTGCCACAGGTCTGTGCGATCTGGCTGAGTCGCCATTCGACGAAACCTTTTGCCGTTCCATGATGGCTTCTGTTTGGTGTCGGTGTATTTGTAGGCGATGCACTTTCGATTCTGGGTGGTGCATAACATCACCCGACTGACACGCGAGGCACCAGTACCGAGACCAGCAACATCTTTCTCTATGACCATCTCATTAGCTTCGATGAGAGCATCTGACTGTGCTGACTCTCTCGATTCGATGTCATCCAAGATTGCGAGCGTAGGTCTTGCATCTCGGTAGTTTGTACCACGTATGGGTCCATCTACACCAAGTGAAATCATAACCTGACCGTTGCTCACCGTTTGCAGATCCTTCGGCCACTCTTGCAGCCACTCTTTTTTGATGGTCGGAAAAACAATCATGTGCGATCCAAGACGAATGTTGGTGTATTCACCGGCACAGGTCTGCATCCTCGCTCGACTAGACCACGCGCCAACTGCTTTGAAAGGTATCCCGATCTCAGGAAAGTCTTGCAGTAGCTTTTCGTTTTGCTGCAACTGATCTTTGATCGTGTCTAACTCGTTGCTTGCCTTGACCTGACTTTTTCCGATCACCAACGGAAAAGTGCTGAGACCACTAACCATGAGGTAGAGTGCGCCGTACATCGCGATCTTGGTCTTGCCTTCGCCTCGTGGTCCTGCGATTGCGATGTCTTTTCCATGCTTTGCAGCATCTAGGATGGCTTGCAGCATAGATCGTCTATCAACAGTGAATGGCTCATTGAATGTGCTGAGGAAATACTCCGTCATGAAGTCCTCTGCACTCTCAATACAGCGCAACCTCCGCTCCACGTTGATTGGTGGAGGTATAACTAGATCACGCTCTTTTGCTCGCCTCTCGCTCTGCCTCAATCTCTGCTTTTCACGCTCGTCAGTCGGTTCCGCTGTCGTCTGCTCGGTCATCAGCTGCGTGATCGCTTGCTGTTGCTCTGACGTCGATAATTGCCCCAGAATCCGTTGCAATGCCGAGTCTTCGAGCGATTTCAAGAAACCGATTTCCTGATTCGTGAACGTCATTATCACCTTGTTCTTGCTTCTTGGTAACGGACGCAATCGCCTTGAATGCAGAGGTTTTTTCTCTATTACTAGATGCTGGGTTGAGGACGATTCTCACCATCTCTCTGATCATCGCTACGCGATACTCTTCTGAAACATCCCACTGCTCCATGATTGCCCTTGCCTTCAAGCGAGTTAGTCTTACGCTCATTCACTTTTTGACTCTAGCTTTGCCTTCTGGCCAGTCGCTGCCTCCCACCGAGCCACGATCACATCGCAATACTCCGGAGCCAGCTCAAGTCCATAACAAACTCGGCCAAGCTCCTGACATGCAATCATGGTTGTACCAGACCCGAGGAAAGAGTCAAAAACTAATCCCTGTGGTGCAGTGCTGTTCCCGATCTGGTATTCGAACAGCTTGACCGGTTTCATCGTCGGATGCTGCGTGCTTCTAGCGGGTCGATCAAACACTAAGAGAGTTGTTTGCTTTCGATCACTGTACCATCCGTGGCTCGCACCTTTTTTCCAACCGTACAAGCAAGGCTCGTGCTGCCATTGGTAATCTTGCCGACCCATCACCATGACGTTCTTTTGCCAGATCAAACACTGCCGCACGACCTCTTCGCAATCGTGAACTGCACCTCGGAAGTTGTATCCTTCTGAGTCTGCGTGCCAGATGTAATAAGATCCGCCAGCCTTGAGATTGTCGAAAGCGATCTTGAAGCAATTCAGGAGAAACTCGCGGAACTGCGTGTCTGACATTTGATCGTTGTCGATTGTCAAAGCATCTTTCGTCTTGCCAACATAAGCCACGTTGTATGGTGGGTCAGTCAACCAGAGATCCGCCTTGCGACCATTCATCAATCTTGCGACATCGTCTGGATTGGTAGAATCACCACATAGCAAGCGATGCTCTCCGAGCAACCAAAGATCACCTTTCTTTGTTACGGCATCTACTGGTGCGTCAGGAACATCGTCTGGGTCGGTTAGAAGCTCCGCGTCCTCACCAAGGTACAAGCCAGCGTCCTGCGCAAGATCAGCAAGCATCTTGGCTACATCTTCGTTTGAGGTCTGCACCTCACGAAGAATGGCGTCGAGGTTCTGCTTGTTGGTTTCAGCCATCGCGCCGATGGGATCGTATGTCGCGAGGATCTTGTCTGCCTCAGCCTCATCTACGTCTAGCACTAAAACTGGGATCTCTGAGTTGCCAGCGATCTCTGCTCTAGCGTGTCCGTCGATCAATTGCAGCGTGCCATCCTCTAGCTCGCGAACAAGCTCTGCTCCAGCGAAACCTATCTCGGAGATCAAGCCCTTTAGAGCGTTGATCTGGTTCTTCGGGTGAGTCCTCCAGTTACGAGGATGCGGCTGCAGCTCGCTCGCTTTGACTCGACGCAACTCAACAATCCGATCTC